TCCCATACATCGGCGACAACGGAGCGACGTTCATCCTGATGCTAATCAGTGGTAAAGTGTGGCTTTACGACTGCCTTCAAAACAGCGTTCAAAACCTTTCAGCTTCGCCCAATCTTGAGAACCCATCGAACATACTCGATGGCTGGATGGTTCAGGCGGAGAACTTCGTCGTCATTCAAGATGGCCAAAGCGCACCGCTGATCTTCAACGGATCAAACCTGCGCCGCGCAACCACCGACGAAATCAAGTGCGGAAGAGTAATGGCCTACGTCAACGGACGTATCTGGTACGCTCTTGCAAATGGGTTTTCATTCAGAGCAACGGACATTGTTTATGGAGATGGCACGCGAGCGAGTGTTCTCAAAGAAACCGAGAACACCTTCCTCAACGAAGGCGGAGACTTTGCGGTTCCGTCGGATTCAGGAGGAATCACAGCAATGGCCGTCCCCGGCGATCCAGATACGTCGCTTGGGCAGGGTCCGCTCCTAGTCTTTACTCCTCGATACGTCTTCTCGGTTCAAGCTCCTGTTGATCGTGATACATGGAAGAACCTGAGCTATCCGATTCAGGCTATCAGCTTGCTAACCAGCGGTGCGCTTGGTGCTAGGTCGGCCATTACTGTCAACGGGGACGTGTTCTACCGAGCAGTCGATGGTGTCCGCTCGTTTATCATTGCTCGCCGCTCGTTCACTGATCCGGGGAATACGCCGATCAGCGGCGAGATTCTAAACATTGTTGAGAACGATCAAACTAGTCTTCTGTGGTCTGGATCTGCGGTCGTGTTCGACAATCGATTGCTGATGACCGGACAGCCTCGGTACAATGCCGAAGGTGTTATCCACAAGGCGCTGATGGTTTTGGATTTTGACCTGATTACGTCGATGCGGAAAAAGTTTCCTCCCGCGTGGGCAGGAATCTGGACTGGACTCGATGTGTTGCAGGTCTTGAAGACGGAGGGTGTTTACGGAGACAGATGCTTTTCGATTGCTCGCGGCGAAAACGGGACGATTCAGATTTGGGAAATCAGCAAGGGCGACAAGTTCGACAACAACATTGCTGACGGAAAGAAGGAGATTCAGTGGCTGGTTCACACTCGCGCCTACAACTTTGAGATTCCGTTTGGATTAAAGCGGCTTGATTCGGGCGACATCTTCATTGATTCGTTGGACGGAGACACTTCTTTCAATGTAGAGTATCGACCCGATCAGTACCCCGGATGGATTGAGTGGGCAGACTGGGCCGAATGCGCGACAACTTTGCAGTGCCAACCTGCTTGTCCGCTGGTCAATTTCCAGCCGCAGTACAGGCCGAAGATGCGCTTGCCGACTCCTTCGGATATCCCGTGCAATTCAAGCATCAGCACACCGACTCGAAATATGTACGAGGTTCAAATGAGCCTGACAGTTACGGGATATTGCCGCATCAAGAGCATCCGAGTTCACGCTTACGACGTTCAGGAACCTGCGGTGGGCGAGTGCCTTGTTTTCGAAGGATGCAAGACTCTTGATGCTTGCGACGTAAACCCGTTTACCTACACATCGGAATAGTATGCCAAACCTAACCTTAATCACGCTTACACCTCCAAGTCTTCCGGTGAGTTATTGTCCGTTGAACTACCAGAACTTGGCCAACGATATCATCGGAGGCACGCAAGCCGTTTTTAACAGCACGATTGGAAACTCGTTCTTCAATTTTGGACCGACGTTTCCATCGATCAACAATCGGATTTATCCGTGGCTTGATCAAGATGGGCAGTGGTGGATTTTTGATCAGGGATTCTGGGTTTATAAAAACCCGGTTGCAGCGAATGGTTATGATCGTCGCATCTTTGTTGGAACGACTACCGATCTTCTTTCGTACGACGGCGGTGATGGAACTTCCGGCACTCCGACTAATTACACCGGAGCGATGTGGATGGTTGACACGCTGTTTGACGCTCGATTCCCGGTCGGTGTTGGTGCTTTTGCGGCGAGTGGTGCGGTTGCTGTCAATGGAACCGCAACTGCCACATCAATCGTTGGCGAGGATCAACACAAGCTGACGGTTCCAGAAACACCGTTTAACGAACACACTCATGGTGTTGCTCAGTTGATTGCTCCGGCAAACGACGATTATTACCTCGTCAACAAGTCGTGGAGCGGACTCGGTTCGTACCCCACACAGATCCTTCAAGGTGCTGCTGGGAGCGGTGGCGGAGGAGCTGGTCCAAGCATTACGACTGGCGACATTGGAACCACTAGCGCCGACAAGACCGGCAACGACACCCAGAACGCTGTCGCCCACAACAACCTTCCTCCGTTCTACGGCGTTTACTTCATCAAGCGAACGAGCCGAATCTATTACACCAAATGAAGCTAATCGTTCAGGACATTCGCTCGACAATCGCCCGTGTAGTCGGCGTCTGCGTCGATGACCCTCGCGTTTACGACTACATCAATCAGGCGTGCCGACGGCTTCTGCACAAGGGGTTGTGGGCAGGCGCGTACGGACGCTTCACCATCCACACGGTTGGAGGGTGCATCACTTGGCCGCGTCACATCGAAACCATCGAGTCGGTAGCCGATTGCTGCGGCGTCGGAACGGTTCGCAATCAATGGTTCGAGTTTCAGGAAAGCGGATATGGATTGCTCGGAGAGAACAATGGCGGGTGCGTCGGCAAGCAGCTTGTGGATCGTGGCACCGTCGTTTCTTACCGCGACATGTCCGGCGAGACGAATAGCTTCATTCGAGTCTATCCCGGCGACGCTTCTGACGTTGGCAAGACCATCACCCTGCAAGGTGTCGATCAGAACGGGCAATGGATTCGCACACTGTCTGGCGGCGTGTGGATCGACGGCGAGAAGCTGACCCTCGCGTTGCCGTACGTTCAATCGACCAAGAAGTTCATATCGCTGACCGGCGTCATTCGTCAGGCAACCAACACGTCGAGCCGATTGTACGAGTACAATGCAACGACATTGCTGGAGCTTGATCTGGCAGTTTACGACCCTGATGAAACTTTGCCGCAGTACCGCCGCAGTTACCTGACGGATCGTTGTAACAACGACGAGGATAAGCCGGTGACGGTCATGGCGAAGATGCGCCATATCAACGCGACGAGCGTCAATGACTACCTCATTCCGCCGAGTCCTGATGCCATCAAGCTGATGGTCATGGCGATTCGTAAGGAGGAAAACGATTTGATTCAGGAAGCAGTGGCCTACGAAGCCAAGGCTGTTCAGGCTGTGCAAGAGCAGACCATGCAGTACCTAGGCGACGCAGTTGCTACGATCCGTATGGTCGGTGTCGGATTAAACGGCGGTGGATTCTCCCAATGGTTCTAAAGCTCAACATCGACTTTGCGCTGGAAGAAGTGACTCCAAAGAAACTGGAGTTGCTTCAGTCTGTCTTTGACGCACATGACATGGCAGCTCGGAACAATCAGAACGCTAGTTCCGGCGCTGCGGTTAACGCTTTCTTTGGTAGCGCGCAGCTAACCAACGCAATTGCTTCCGCTATCCTTACGCTTGGTGATGCTCATGGCCCGATTGGTCCTGCTCGATTCGTTTACGAGAAATTTGACGAACGATCTTTGAAGTCGGCCATATTGTCTGGCATGAAGATTCCCGGTTTCGGGAACTCGTTCTTCAAGGACAGCATTGACCCAGCGTGGAGTCGGGTGCGCGAGATTATTGAGGTGGACTTCAAGAAGGCGAACGACCGCATCAATCAGCTTCACGGCTGGATGAAAGAAGTCGGAAAAGACGTTCATCCGAATGCGGCTCTTTACAGCGCAGTAATTTGCAACGAACTGGGAATGATTCACGGTTCAGAGTCGGCCATCTTTGTGTTAGCTCGAACAGCGGCTTGGACATCTTTGTGCATGAAAAATGAACGGTAAACTCTTTCAAATCTGCGGGTTGCCACGATTCGGATCGGCATTCATGTCGGTCTTTTTCTCGTTGGAGGGTGATTGCATTGGCCTACATGAGCAGGGTGCGACTGACTCAAACTGGCAGAAGTCGATTGAAGATTACCGGAACCGTTACAAGTACGTCGCTGATTGCTCGACCTACGGATATCTTCCGAAGGCTATCGTGCATGACTCGGTCAAGGTGTATGTCAAGAAGGACGCGGAATCGTCGGCCAAAGAATGCACCGAGCGATTCGGTTACGAGGTTCATTTGCCCTCGATTCAAATGCTTCGCGAGTACGCTGACAAATGGGCCGCGTCGAACAGCGTGATGACAATCGAAGAGGGGGAACTTTTTAAGGTGGATACTTTGCGTCGGATATGGGTTCATTGCTTTCATAACGAGCGAGCTTTTCCCGAGGAGAAATCTGCACGTCTGATTACCATGAACATCCAACGTCACGAACCCGAAAAGGTCTTCTCGATTGAGAATGGAAATCGTTTTGCGAAGGAGGTTTTTTAATTTATGGGACTCATAGCAGCAGGCGCTGGTGCAGCATTGATGATCGGTGGAGCGGCAATGTCTGCCGGTAAAAAGGTCAAAGTACCGCAATTTCAGAGGGTAAACACCGAGAAGGAGCAAGAGGCAGCGATAAAGCAAAATATTGCGTCGCTTCAAAGTGGCACCGAATTGGCCACCAAGACGACCGCTGCTGAGCAGACTCTTCTTGAGTCTCAGCTTCGTCGTGCAATTCCCGGTTACGATCAGTTGATTCAACAAGCTGGAAAGAATATTGGATCAAGGTTGCGTGGCGAGGTTGATCAAGATGTTCAATCGCAGCTTCAACGAGCTGTCGCTGGTCGGGCGGTTGGCGGAGGGTTTAAAGATGCGTCAGGCATTCGAACAAATTTGCTCGCTCGCGACTTTGGTCTGACAGCGATGCAGATTCAGAATCAAGGTCTTGCTCAAGCGCAGAGCTTTATCCAGCAACAGCGTACGATGGGCATGGCGCAACCCTTCTCGGTGAGCAGCATGTTTATCACGCCGACTCAGCGGATAAATCTTTCGCTGCAAGAGAATCAGTTCCAGTACCAGCGAGACATGGCTGCTGCTCAAGTTGCTGCTCAACCTGATCCTATGATGGCCGCTATCGGTGGTTCGTTGTCGAACATTGGCGGAATGGCGTTTGGTAGTGGAATGGGCGGCATGATGGGCGGCGGCGGCGGCGGCGGTGGACAAGGTGGTGGCGGCGGTGGTGGCATAACCGTAAATTATGGCGGTTATGGTGGCGGCAATGTTGGATACAATCCGTACGGATCGTACCAACCAAACATGTACAGCGCACCAAGCGGTTACTCGCCTTACGGTGGATACAATCCGAATTCGTCAACTAGCACTGGTTTTGGAAGCTAAACCAACAAAAACATTATGGATCTACAACCTAATCGAAATGTTGGTCTTGAGAATCAGCTTCAGGCCATTCAGCTAGGCGCAAGCCTCTACGACCGCGCACAGACGCAGAAGCGGATGATGGAGCAATTGCGGGTGCAGACTGCGGAGTCTGTGATTCAGCGGCAGGGCATGGAGCTTCAGAACAAGATTCGCGACATTACACTTACCGACACCATCGAGGAGCGGCAAGCGCAGATTGATGAGTTCAAGGGGTTCTCTGACCTCAGTAAACAAGTTGGAAGCTATCTCGACAATCCAGAATCAGACGCAAAGTTTCCTGTCATTCCGGCATTCAAGTCCAAGCAGTACCGGATTGAGGCGGACAAGATGCTGAACAATCTTGAGAAGTATTCCGCCCGTGCAAAGCTGTTAAAGGCAACTAGTCGCGCCGAAGCGCAAGCTGATGCAATGACTGCGGCTCAATACAACATTGCAGCAAAATATGGGGCTTTTAAATTTAATCCTCAGACGGGTAAGCAGGATATTGACTACGATATTGTAAACAAAATTGCAGCCAGAGAAAGAGAAGCTGCACTTGCTCAAACCGAAGCAAAAACCACCTCAATCACTGGAAATCTTGAGCTTGCAAAAAACAATCTTAATAGACTTGTAAAAGAAGGTGGCGATAAAAATGCAATTGCAGAGGCAACATTAAATTATAAAAAGGCTCTCGCAGAGGAGTCTTCTTCTCTTAATCGTGAAAAATTTGATTTTACCAAAGGTGTTCAGCTTGAAAAATTAGCAAATGAGAGGGTTAGACTTGATCAATTGCGTGACAGAAATGACATTTACAGGCAAAAAGTTCTTCAACCAGCAAAGGTTGGAGATGTAAAACTGAATGCAGTTGATGATAGGCTTGTTAAAAAGTTCGCAGATGACATCGCAAACAAACAAAGTATCTCTGACGCAATTGGATACGAGATTGGAATACTTGAAGATCCTACTGTTAGTGAATATGTTGCCTTAAATTCTGCAAGATCTATTGCTAAAGTTTTAAATAGCGCAGAAGGAAAAGACGCTGTTGGACTTGAGGAATCAAAGCGATTATTAAGCGAGCTGGATCTTTTTGGAATCAAACGAGCAATCGAAGGCGGGAAGCTGTTTGGGGCAGATGTGGACAGTTTCGTTGAAAAAATTAAAATCAAAAAAGGTGAACTTGATGGTCGAGTTCAAAACAACATGGGAAGGGTTAATGAAATTTATCAAAAGTATGGAAAACCCATTCCTGCCGGAACATCTCAAACGCCTTCCAGAGGATCGTTAATGACGGCTCCTGCGCCTCAAACGATGCGCTCGACGAATACTCCTGCAATGTCTTCAACAAACGCTCCGAGCGTATCAAGAATTCCATTTAAGACACTCCAAGAGGCAAAAGCTGCTGGTGTTGTACCCGGCACAAAAGTTCTCATCAACGGAGTCCCCGGAACCATACAATAAATTTTATGGACGAATACGTTTTGCAGAACGAAGGTCAGCCCGATCAGACGCAAGTTGGCCAACCCATTCAGCCAGTTGATGTAGGATTGTCGGAACAATCGATGGATCAAGTTTCTGCTCAACCTGAAATCACGTTTGTTCCAGATGAGCAGCAGGGAGTAAATGCGACTCCAGAGATTTCATTTGTTCCAGACGAAGCTCCAATGGGTTCAATGGAGGCTGTCAATCAAGCTGCCGAACAGGCTCCGCTTGTTGGGCGTGACACTTTTAGGCCGAAGAGTCTTCTTGTTGAGCAAGCTGATCTAAGGCTTGGCCGTGAGAGTGCTAAAAAGTTTCAGGCGTTTGAGGCAAGCGGAGGCAGTCCTGAGGCTCCAATCGAATTCTCCCCTCAGGAACAGAAACTTCTGAATGAATATCGATTCAATCAAGCTCGACGCGGAATCGGCATGGCTGCTG